CTAGAAAGTGTGTCAGAGTGCGTTATTTGCGTATTCCTAGACCCTTTTCAAGCGTTGTAGTTGCGACCTTGTTCGCACTCCCTGCGTTTTGCAGCATCGGTAAAAATTTACTTGCAGCTGCTTGCACATACCATGGTTGTCCAGCAAGATCCTTTGTCATTTCTGAAAGCATTGATAAATTAGAACCTTCTTCAGTTTTACCAATAGCCTGGGCGGCATTGCCCATTGCACCAGCCCAAAACTTTTGAGCTGCTTCTTTTGCTCTAGGTAGCATAAACTCTTCAAAATCTTGAAGGGTTGTTTTTCTTATTTCTTTTACAATTACCTCTAATGCTGTTACTAATGTTTCATCTGATTCATCACTTAACAGCCATGATTCTAATTTTTTTTGACTTTTTAAAGGAATCCAATACGTATAAATTGCCAGATATAATAAAAACGATAAGACCCATATTATTGCAAATGTGGAATCGTTCATTAATCTATGAACCTCTTAATTAATTCACCAATATATTTTTGAGTATATCCTTTTCGAACCATACAACCAGTAATGTATATTCCTTTACTTAATCTATTTTGCAAATAACTTGGAGTGTCTCTAAAAAAACCAGCAATACAATCCTGAAAGTCACCTACTGCTTTTGTTTCATCAATACCTTCAGGAATAATATCTTCCTTAACCTCTGAAACTATTTCGTTAACTGCTTCTTCAACTTCTTTCTTTACCTTATCAGGAATATCTCTTACTGCTTCTAATAATCCAAGCAATAGAGTTGCAGCATCATCTACATAATCATACATAGAAGCTAGAACGACACCTTTAGGTAGATTAAGTTCTACTGTTGGTATAACTTCAGCTATTGCAATCAACCTTCCTAAAGCTTGAGCTCTTTTGTCAATGTTAACGAAACCATACCACATACCAGCTTGAATAAACGGACCTACTATAGGCATACCAATTTTTGCTACTTCAAGCCAGTCAATGTCTAAAGGCTTTTGTTTCATATCATACTCGTTTCTTTACCAGTAAGATAAATTAATAATAATCTAATTAGGATCTGTTCTACAGTTCTTTTATTGTTTAACCATGCAGGGAACTCTATACTATAGATGTTAGTGCTCATACTAACCGCATATATGCAAATAATATATCTGAATTACCGCCAGAGTTATTAGTAATCTTAAACTGTAAATTCTTTTGGTTTGATAAATTACCTGAAATACTAAATATATTCCATACATCAACTATTAATGTTTCTGATGCATCGCTTAAATGATGACTAAAAGATTGACCGCCGGCAATGTTACCTTTCAATAATGATCCTGAATCCACAGGGCTTAAACCTCCTACAATATTAGTATCAGGTCCCATAACTGCTTGCGTCGCAAAAGCTCCACCGTTACTAGGTTTAATAGCAATAAAGATATCCTGAAATCCAGTCATATTAATATGATCACTCTCTGTTGCTGGAACTAGAACAGCTGCTAAATTACCAACCGCCAAATGAGTTGTAACCTCACTGAATAACTTATCAGATACCTGGACACCAGTCCAAACACCAGTATCCCGATCAATAGAACCAACGTTCAAAGCTGGTACTACTTGTTGGTCTACCCTTACATGAGAGTCTACTGCTGACGTGATGAGACCGTCAGAAGTTTCACGGCTCCAGGGAGCGTATTCTTTATCGGCCATTATTCGAACTGCAAAGTTACAACAGCGTCAATAGTTGCGGCTGAAGTAGTAGCAATTCCAATCTCTAAACTGTTACCAGATACAACGCTTAGGTTTGTATCATAGGTAATTGAGTTACCTGCAGCGCCAGATGTTAAAATACTGAATGCTTGCCCTGCAAATACTGCAGAACCATCTCTGAGGGAATTACCTGATAACTGACACATTGGGACAAATTCCTCTGCTGCATCAGCACTAAGGCTAATTGTTATTTGTTTTACTGAACTGACGTTAGACGGGACAGTGAACGAACTTGAAACGCTTGAAGCGCCAAGGTTATCCATGGCTGAAAATACTCCAGCAGTCGTGGATAGTTGTGTTTCGGATCTACTTATTACGATTGACATATTTATTTATCTCTCTATAACCTAAAGTATAGCTTTGAGCCTCCAAGCTTTAACATTGGGAACTGTCTACGTGCAAATGCACCAGCAGCAGCAACTACTCCAGCAGTCACTAATGTTTTACGACCAGCGTCGCTAGTTATTAGGTTAATAGAATTTGATGCAAGTGTATTTGCAGCTTTGCCAAGTTCTCCATCGGTAATATCTTTCAAAACTCCATCAGTCATTGATGTAGTTGTTTGAAAATTACTTCTTGTGGTAACAGCTTTACCAGCATTTAGATATGATGCTATCGCTAAGCCTGACGCCATACCTGTAACGCTAGGGTGCGGCATTGTTCGTTTTGCCATTTTTCTGGTTCCTTTTGATTTAGTACTGCGAGTTGAGCGTTTAGGTTTCGATTGTGAGCGAGACCTTGCAGCCTGGTAACGTGCTTTAGAAATAAGTTTGTTATCTGAAAAATACATCATCCTACCGTTTTTTGCCCTTTTCGCTCGCAGTACCATACATCTGTATACCTAAAACCATTATATAACATTATACTCTTTCCATTTCACTTATATAACCATCCTTTACTTAAGAAAATGTGAGCGAGAACTTACTAGCGGGTTTTCAAAAGACCCCAAGCTTTGCAATATACGATGGCGAAAGCGCCAACGTAAGGTTTACAGGTAAACTAGATCCTTCCTTTACCAAAGAGGATAAAAATGGTATTATACATGAATATCTAGGTATAGAAGTATTTCTAATATCTCATAGTAATGAAATGTATAAACATAGGCATGAATCTGTATTAATGCTACGTACTGGTAGAACTTCAACGTTAGCCAAATGGGCAAATGACCCAGACGGGGGTATTAAAAGCGTAAATCCTGATATAGTCTTTAAAGCGTTTAATAGTGCTAAATTAGGATTTGACTTAAGAGTGGAGTCAATGAAATAATGGCTTTAGAGCTAAAAGGGATGGACGGTAAATGGTATAGCCATGCAAGCGTTGACATATTACGAAAACATAGGGGTGAAAGGGATCAGTCTAATGTATTGAATGAGTTACTTGCTAGTATAGGCAATGAACTAGAGGACATTAACGCGCTCCTTAAACGTGAGTTAAGGGAATAGGTAGGTTAGGGTATGGATTTAGTAGCTACAATGCCTAGAAAGTGTGTCAGAGTGCGTTATTTGCGTATTCCTAGACCCTTTTCAAGCGTTGTAGTTGCGACCTTGTTCGCACTCCCTGCGTTTTGCAGCATCGGTAAAAATTTACTTGCAGCTGCTT